TGAGAAGGCGTTGGACAGTGCATGGAAAGCATCGGACCTACCTGATGCCGCCAACCCGTCGTATCCCTGCGAGAATCCGATAGGGGCACGCACGGCGAGCGATTCCAGCTCTTCGATACCGGCATTGAATACCGTGAACGCACCTCTGATGAGTCCCTTGAACGGGTCGTACACGAAGTTGTCGAACCATCCCTCACCCCCACCCGATTGGACATCTGAGGTCTGTGTCTGCGTCATTTGACGCTCTGACACTGCTTCTGCTGTGGGTGACCCCGGCATCTCACCCGCAATAGCCAGCCCTGTGACCTGACCTGAGTCGATGTGGGGGTATGCGGAAGCTATCGCAGCGGCGTTGAACGCCATCTGCGGTGTGATTGTGCGACGAGCCTGTATGACTTGCCGTTGTGTGTCCGCAATCTTCGCCAGTCGCTGCTGCTGTTCGCCGGGAGACTGGGGATAGAGAGTGAGGGGCATCGTTACTCCGGTAGAAGCCTCGTCAGCGAGGGATGCGGATAGGCAGCTACGAGTAGGCGCAGCATCATGTCTGGGTCGTCAGGGTTCATTTGCCCTTGGTTGTCGAGTCCCGCTGTTGCCGGTTCGTTAGGTCTTCCAGTCGCCCCGAATACGTCGAGGGGTGGAAGCGGAGACTGCGGTCCTTGCGGAGCTGGTCCTGCACCTCCAGTGGGAGCTGCTCCCCCACTGGCTGCAAGCGGGGCAGCGGACTGGGCACCTTCGGTTGCTTGCCTCGCCCCATACGGCTGGTCGCTGGCAGCCCGTATAGGCTGTCCAGCGCCACCGTCAGTGCGTTGCGACATCGCTCCCGAACCCGATACGGGCGCAGGTTTGCGGGGAGTGCGGTTACCGCCTCTAGCCATCGTCTGCTCCTTATGCCGGTGCTACGCCAGCGACCCATGCTGCGCCGTCCCAGTGTGTCGGGTTGGTGTCGCCCATGACGACGTTCTGTCCAACGGTCCAGAGTGTGCCGGGGCTGGCAACGATGCCTGCCATAGCTGCAAGGTCGAATGGTGGTGTCGAGCCACCGGGGGTGAACGAGCCGGGGGTGCCAGCTGTCGCCCCTGTCGCCACCGTGAACACAGGCTCACCTGTGGTACGGATGGTCGCTGTCGCTCCCGGTACCGCTGAGATTGCGAGTACTGCGGCGGCGGGTGCAACGAAGTGCATGATTCCACCTGAGAGAAGCACTCCTTGCGACGGGTCGGCGTCGATGGCGATGAGAGCTGCCCCATCGGTCACTTGCACGGACCCTTCCACGGTCGTGGCGAGGACTTCGACGGGGGTTGTGTCGTCAACGAGGAATACGCTCATCAGTGACCTTTCCCGCCCTGCCCGTGTCCCGGCACTGGTGGCTTGATGCGTGTCTTCGGGTCAGGGGCTACGTCGAAACGCTTCCCTGAGTCCTTCTGGATGAACTCTTCCTTGTCGACGAGTTTCTTGTACCCCATCGGTGGCTCCTTCTAGTGGTCTTCTTTGACGGGTGCCTGCTTGACGACGCCGGGGAACGTCTGTCCCTCAGCTCCACCATTCACAGTGATTTCGAGTAGCTGCGGCGAATCCTTCTTGTTCTTGGCGTCCCAGAACGCCTGTGACGGCTGCATCTTGGACAGGTCGACACCGGCAGCTTCGACTTCTTCTTCTGTGGCACGGCGACGGTGCGCTACGGGCACAGTCTCCATCTCCAACGTGGACTTGTTCAGCTTCTGCACGAACTCGAACGACAGTACCTGTCCTGCTTGTACGCCGTAGTCGCCGTGTGGCGTCGTGACGTAGGTGTTCTTGTCGAACGGACCCCACTCTGAGATGACACCCGCCTGTACGTTCTTCTTCGGTGCCTTCGCCTTTGTTGGTGCTTTCGCTGCCATGCCTGTCTCCTATTGTCTCGGTGTTAGAGCCGACCTACGGTTTGTACGCCGCCCTTGACGCCGCCGCCACCTTCGAGCTGCGACAGGACTGTCGTAACGTCGGGTGGTGGTCCTGCGGGTGCCCCGGAAGCACCAGCGAACGCCATCTCTTCCTCACTCATCTCAGGTTCCTGAGGTGTGAGCCATTTCTTCAGAATCTTTATCTTGTCTTTCGGGTTCTCCATGATTTCGACGATGGCTGCGGTCGCTGCTGCGTCGCCTTGTTCGTCTGCCATGGCGAGTTTCCCCATCAGCAAGTCCTCGAACTTCTTCTGGGTGATGCGTTCGTTGATGAGGTCGGTGTCTTTCAGGTTGTCGATGTTGTCCTGAAGGGTCTCGATGTCGATTATCTCACCTTGCAACAGTTGGAGACCGGCGACGATGGTTTCTGAGTCGTCGAATGTCGCCATGGCACCGTATTCACGGCGGGTCCGGTGGTCGTCCCCGATGTCTTTCGCAGGGTTGTACCACTTCTGTTTGCCGTGCATGTCGTAGAACTTGCGACGCTGGGAGCCGTACACCTCTTTGGCGAACTTCAGGCGTTTGGTGTCCGCTATCTCAGCTGTGTGTTTGATGACCAGCTGGTATTCCCTCAATGATGCTTGTACCGACCCTTGCAGTTCACGCATACCTTTGCCAGTAGCGAACGAGTTGGGGGAGATTGCGTCTTGCTGAACGTCATAGTTGGCACTGATACGAAGCTGACGTTCGAGTCGGTCAACTTGGCTGAACAGTTGCTGCATTTGGTCTGTTGGGGGTCGTTCGACTTTGGCGTCCCGCTCGAACTTGTTGACAGCGAAACGTCCACGCTTGTACCTCCCGCCGACCATGTCGCCGTAGATGTTCGTTTCCTTGAATGTGGCGTCCTCACCTGCAATCAGACCGAGGATGTTCCACTTCGCCATCATCCCCATCAACCCGATGGAGTGGTGGTAGTGCGAGATGAGCTTGTCGAAGGCGTATCGGTGTCCCATCGAGAACAAAGATTCACCGATGGGGGACTCGATGTAGTCGAGGCGGTAGTCGATTTCGGGAATCATGATGTGGGTGCCGTCTTCGCAGTAGTACTCGATGACTTCGATGCCGGTCTGTGAGCCTTCCCACGAACGGAGGCGGTTCGCATCGGGTACGAAGCGGGGGTCGACGACGACACCGCCACCTGTCCTCTTCTTGTGAATCATGCCGTCCATCATTGCCCAGTCCCGGTCGGGGTAGGCGTGATGCAATGCGTACAAGGGGACACGACGTATCGCCATCATGTCTGCCGGTTGGCGTTGTGCGCCGAAGAAGCCGGGGTATACGTCGTACGGGTCACGCAGTTCCGGTACGGGGTAGTACTGCCCGTTGCGGTCTTTGCGTTGCGTGATGACCCACACGAAGAACGAGTAGCCGGGGAGCCATCTGCCTATCTGCGGGAAGTCGGTCTCGAAGCGGGCTTCTTCGTCCCACCCTCCGAGGATGTGCATACGTTTGTTGTTCGCTGCACGGACTGTGTCGTCGTCTGCCCGTGGCGGTTTCAGTGTCGGCGGTCTACCGAGTTGGGCTGCGAAACGGTCGTTGCCTGAAGCGACGAGGTTGACGGTGGGGAGGTCGACTCCGACTTTTGACGCTACCTGTTGACCGGCAGCAGACGATGCGCCTTTCCCTAAGTCCCAAGCCATCACCGAGTACATGCCGTCAGCGCCACCGTTCATGATGCTGCGGATTCGCCACCTGTCCTGCATCGTTTCCTGATTCTGCTGCTTCAGGTCCGCTACCCGATTCAGGATGTGGTCAACGTCTTTCACGACAGGTACCCCGTTTCCCATGGAAGATTATCGTTGTTGGATGCTCCGACGTTCGGGTATGCGATACCGAACCCGTAGGACTCTTCCTGTTCGACTTCGTCCCACTCAGCCATCGCTTCCTTCTCCCACCGTCTGATTGTCTTCTGCGGGAACCAGCTTGCCATCAGGATGTCTGACTGTCTCCTGCGTTGCGCCGCTCCGTCGTCTGTGAATCGTACAGCCTGCCTCTTGAATTGGTCAACCTTCTGTCTCGCTGGTCCATCGAGATAGGGGAGGTCGATGAGTTCAGGGTAGAGCCTAGCCATGGCACCGACACCATACGAAGGGTCCGACTTGTTGGCTCCTTGTGTCTGGGTGCCGACCATTGTGACTTCGTTGCGGGCACAGAACTCTTTGACCCGTGGGTCTTGGCGGTAGCCCCTCTGGAACCCGTTCTCTTCGATGACCCAGTATCGGACACCGTACAGTTTCAGCCACAGCTCGAACAGGGTGAGGGCGTGGTCGATGCCGCCGCCGTGCCTGTTCTCTAGGTCGACCATCCAACGCTTGAAGAACCAGTCAGCCCGTGAGCTGCGACCCGATGGGGTGACTGCCCAGAGGAACGCCGCTTGGTAGCCGGTAGCTGAAGGGTCTAACCCTGCGATGAGTCTGCGGTCTTGTTTCGGTATCCCGACGAGACCCAGTCCACGGCTGACGTTGTATGAGGCGTCGATGTCGTCGGCGTTGAAGATGGCGTAACCGTCTGACTGCGGGTCGTTGAGGTACACCATTTCGTAGATACCGGATTCGTCACGGGCACCGGCACCGAACTTTTTCGACATCAACCAGCGGTAGGTGCGGATGACGGGGAACAACATGCAGTCCACATGGATTTCCCAGTCGTCGGCGTCGAGTTCGCAGAGCGGGTCGTGGGCAGAGTCAACGATGTTGGTAAAGTTCGGGTCGTCCAAGTTGTACGAGTACAGGTCGTCGGGATGTTGCCGTGAACCAATCACAACGAGCGCCGTGTGTTCTTCCTTTCGGCTATCCAAACCTGTCCCGAACCACTTGCGGGTATTCGACCTGTTACTGGGCTGAACGGTGGAGTCGAAGTCCTCGATATCGTCGCACACGATTAGGTCGCAGTCTTTCGAGAGTACTTTCTTCCCTCTCGACACGGCAACCATCGTCTTGCCCTTACGACTCGAACGCTGACAGTCGACCCTGAACTCTGTCCTCTTCCAGATGGCACCGGCACCACGCTTGGGGGGTGCGAAGTAGATGCCGGGACCGAGTACGTCGTCGATGAGGCGTTCGTTCTCCATCAGGTTGTCAGCGACACTGCCGACCATGTCCGTACTGATGTCGATGTTTGGTCCTACCCACATGATGCGGATGTCGGGGTTGCGGGAGATGAGCCAGATACAGAAGTGAATCAGCAACTCCGACTTGCCATGACGAGGCGGGGACAAGATTTGGAGGTACCCGCCTGTGGCGATGGACATGAGGACCGACATTATCCACTTCTTGTGGAACACTTCCCGCAGATACGGTGTCCCCTCCGGTAGCTCGAAGTATTCGCCCTCGAACTCCATGAACCGTTCCATAGCAATCTTCGCCCACACCTGACAGGCATCGTGGTCCAACATGTCAGGCATGTCCAAGTCCAAGCCAAGCAGATACGTCGTCCGTTCGGAGCGTTCCCAGCCGCCCTGTGCGACCTTCACCAACTCCGCTGCCGTGTAATCGTCGACAGCCCTCTTCACCTGACTGCGGTTTACGTCCTGTGCCCGACCCACTTGGTCGAGCGTCATCCTGCCTAGTCGGAGTTCCTCGAAATGACCTGCCGACAGCATCTCGACGATGAGTCTGTCCCTGCTCGTATCAGCACTCCGATTCTGGCTGGGAGCAAGAACCTTCTCTCCAGATGCCAGAGCCGCCGCAGACTTGCGTGAACGGGAGCGTTGCGCCGCAGCCGCCGACGAACATCGTGACGAACAATATTTCGCATCGGCACGTTTGTCATTCGGAATCCTCTTCGAGCATTTATCGCAACTACGCCGCACACTACCCATTGCGGTCACTGACATTCAGGTACGCCAACCAGATAGCCATAACCATGTCCAACTTCCCGTGGTCCGCAACCTCTTCCAACACTATGTCGCCACCTATACCGCACAGGCACTCATCCCACCTGAACATCAACGACGGAGTGAGGGGGGTCCGTTTCGTGAGCGTAATGTCGCCACATGTCTCGCACATGCCCCGAACCGTATCACGAATATGCGGGAGCCGGGGGTTGAGGGCTTAGAACAACCCCCAGCTTCGACCGCTGAACTTGACACGGTCACCGTGACTGGTGTAAGTTCGTGTTAGCAAATAACACAGATGCACCGTAGCACATGGGTTGCTTGCATGGGAAGGTCCGTAAGAGCGGAGCCGGTCTGGACACACAGGGCAGCAGGCTGAAAGGCACAAGTCCTCCAGAAACCCGCAAGGGTTAGAGCCGGTGGGTACCCCATGAGTCCAAGTCAATGCGCCAATCTGAATCAAACACCACACAGAGGGTGGGAGACCTGTATCTGAGACAACATTCCCTCGGCTCAATAGCCCGCTTGTTGCCCCAAATCCCCCAACAGCTGACATATACGTTAGGGGGCACCCCTGATTGACATTGGGCGGG